TAATAATATTAATGCCAATACAGGCGCTAAAATTAAACATAAAATATATATTTAGACTCCCTATTTTATGTTTTACTAAAATAAAGAGCGCGCCTAAGTCGTGTTAAAATAATAACTCGATCCAACCAATGGCATTGGGTTGATTGATATTCCGTTTGGATATGTTGTTCCTGCTATAGCAGGGTGAAGTATACTGGTTCTACATACATTTGCTGGTGAAGTCGCTGTATACGTTGGTATGGTCTTCTGTGGGGCGTAAACCTGAAAACCTAATCGTGTTTCATCATTAATACCTATAAAAGGTATAATATTAACTGGTGAATAAGAAGTTCCATCATAACTAGCATCATAACTAATATAAACTACTCCGAAATCATTCTCGTAATCTGTGGTTGATGAATACCATTTAATGGCACTACCCGTATAATTAAACGGATTCATATTAGGTATTGCCATTTCTAAAACAAAGGAAGATCCTGGTCTACTAGTTACTGAATTACCTGCATTGTTATAAGGTCTAGTGTAATCTTGCATTTCAATTTGTGGAGCTGTGAAAGATTTAACCGAAGGGTTATATGTTGTACCCGCTAAAAAATTAGTTAGCGAATTAGCATCTGTGGGTAAAGCGTTGGACATAGGATAAACTTTTAAATAGGAACTATTAATACAATAACCACTCGGAGGCACAAAAGTGGCACTAGCATTAGCTACTCCCGAAATCTTAAATTTTAATTTAAACCCACCAGAAGTACCTAAATATAACGAATAAAAAGCTTGAAAAAAGTCAGAATTGGAAAAAGACCTAACTAAGCTTAAAATATCGAAAGCTACCACATTCTTTATAGCCACAGGTGTTGACGTAACAGTAGCTTGAGGATACATAAATCTTAAATAATCCCTAACCGAAGTGTTGGGTCTAAAAGCCATTTTAATATCTTCATTACACGGTATTATTTTGTTCAACACAGCGTCCTGACTATTAGGAGTTACCAAAGCATTAGTACCTTCAGCCATTTCCATAGTTTCTGCTGTAAAACACTCTACGGGTATTTCTTGACTTCTCTTCCTCCAACATTGACGAAATTTTAGTTTTTCCCCTCTACTAAGCAAAGGTCCTTTCATCATATTATAAAATTTACTCTTAGAATTATGAGTCGCCGCATTTAAATTTCTTAAAGTCTCAATAGTATTGCCTGTTATATAAGCAACGTCTTCCCATTCATCTCCTTCCTCAACAACAAATTCCTCCGGTTTTTCTAAAAAGAAGTTCGACTTTCTTTCGTCTAAAACACTTTTCTTGATATCCTTGCGTTCCAATATTCTACCAGTATGAGAACCATCCTTTCTTATCTCATAAGTTCCTAATTCATTCTTAAAAAAGTTTGGAACTCCCGGATAACTAGGAGCAGTACCAGGGGTGATATTAACTGGATCTAAAGCATAACCACTAAATTGCAAATCTTCTCCCCCTGAAATATATACGTTAAAAGTAATTGTTGTTGGAACGTTTGAATTGTAAGTTAACGGTTGTACCAAATAGCCATATGCTATGCCGTGTGAAATAGCATTAAGCGCGTAATCTTTGGTGCACTCTACTTGCCTTAAATTAGAATTAAATTTCAAATCGATGGTTTGTATCTGACCTCCAGCTGAAAATTCTAGCGTATCAGTATTTATATTATGTATATTGTTATAAGAAGGCACTAAAGCTGAAGAAACATTAATTGGTGCATCTGTCATTGCATAATTTTTCAATACAATAATTTTGCAAAAATGGAAATTTGTACAAACTGCTTGTATGTGCATTTTTAAATTCCCCCTCCAAAATCTAGATGCCTCGTAAATCGTACGAAGAGGCGAATAATAAGTAGTATTACCTACTCCACCTGTAATCGAAGCTTCAACCATCGGTGTCATAGGATAAGCAAACAAGTTTTTCCCTGCTGCATCTGATGACAACACGCTAAATTTACCAACAAAAACAGGTTTTGAAGTTAGAAATTTTAAGTCCATTTCATCTTGTTCGGTTCTAAAATAATAATCATCATAAATCCTGCTAAATTGGGCATGATTATCTAAAACTTCTAAATGAACTGGCTGGTCTACATTGTTGGGAAAATTTCTAAACGTCGCCAACATTCTCTCTTCAATAACGGGCACATTAGGGTTATGAAAACCAGTTAGTTCCTTTATCATTCCTCGACCATAATCAATCAGATCCCCTGAAACGACCTTTAAGCCTGACGCTAAATTATCAAAAATTTTCGTAGGTATCTTCCACAAATTAGTTAACAAACCTTCTGCATTAAATCCAGAATCATGTTTATCGTCAGACATTTTCTTTTCTCCGCACGCACACTGAGTAGATATTTTGGCTTTAGATTTAAAAGCCCATAACTTCTCCACACCACACTGGGCTTGCCATGACATCAACCCAACTTTCGGAACATAAAACTCAGCTTCTTTAAAAATATTGTGGACTGAAATTGATATGGAAGTAGATGAACCTGTTGCAACAGTTAATGCGTCCATTACAAAAAAAACTAAATCAAAAACATCTGTACCAAAATAACCAGTATTCACTGTTAAATTATTAGTCGTTGCATTTGGATCCTGCGTACGGTAAACCGTACTTGGAGTATACATAGGACATTCCAAACAAACTGAGGTAGATTCTGTTGCGTTTAAAAACACGTGTGGAGCTGATAAAATTTGGTTTGCATTAGTAATAATTGGAGTTCCATGGGGTACAGCTGCAACCAAAATCAAACCCTGATGCATAGGGGTGCCAGAAACTTGCAACATACAGCACATTCTTGCCTGAAAAAACGCAGCTGAATCAAAAGGTACTTTGGCTAAAGGATTAGACATAATACATGACGGAAAAGGCAAACGCCATAACTCAGAAAAATTAGTAGCTGTTGTTGACCAACTGATAGTTGTTACTAAAAAAGGTTTATCCAAAATCTGATCAAAATTCATCTTATATTCTGGATCAATTTGTGTCACCTTAGGTAACTTATTATATATGGAAGGAATTTCTACAACCTCTTTTGTCCTTAAAGAGGTTTGATAATTATCATATATTGGTTCAATTGTAGTGAAGTTATTAGTTTATACTCAAAGAATTAAATTATCACTATATTTAACAAATGGAGTTCCTTGTAATATACGCTATTATCAATTCCCTGGTTACAAGGTTTCCATTATAAGGTTACAATAACAACGTGTAAAATTTTTTAGAGTTGACTTTACAAACAACTTAATTAATAAATTTAACAAATTAAAACACCAAAAGCTTTGGAATAATAATCATCATATACACCATTATTATACAATTTAACTAAATAGCTCCTGGGTAACAAAGAAAACGGGACATTTCGTTCTAAACAAGCTTTTTCCAAAATTTTTAAATTCTCTTCGTACAAATCATAATGTAAAAATATTTCTCGTTGAAATGCATTAATTTTATCTCTTAGCACGGCATCAGGATCTTCCTTTGAAGAGTCTATCCAAGACAATGTACTATATACAGTTCGTAAATCTAATGGGCACGTGATCGTACTGATATCAGGGTGAAACCTAAAATATCTTTTCAAAAAAGTTAACTCCTCTGCTGGTTGAAACGGCGTCACAATCTTCCCCTTCAACGAATCCGTCATGTCCATACCTAAAGAATTAAAAAATTTTTCCATAGTTATCGCATTTAAAAAATCCTTAAATTTTGGTTCTATGCATCTATTTAATCTGTCATCGCCATAAACTGGATCTGAAATATGGTTGTGAAATTGCATGAAGTCTGGCTTGAAGCCATTTCTCTTCATCTCTCTATAATACCACATAGCTGTGTAAACTCTATTTACTAAACTATTAAAAATTGCTGTCAACCAGCACCCTGATGGAAGTGAATGTGTTAAAATCCATGAATCATCGTTCACGATAACTACATTATGTGCAATATTTAACAGGATGTTTCTCGCAGCTTGTGGCAATGAACCTTTATAATACTGTAATATTTTCTCAGCAACCAAAATCTGCACTTGAACCCGCATACACTTGTCATACTTTCCAATATCTCCACCCCAACATCTACCACCTTGCATGCGTTGGTACAACTTTGGCCATTCTGAAAAGGGATTTACGCCTATCATAATTTCGTTAAACCATCTCTCTCGGACTATTTTCTTCACCATCTTACCAAAGCATTTCTTGGTCAAGACTTGCATAGTTACTGGACTAACCCTGAAACTTCTAGGCTCTTTTTTCTCCGTATTTCTCAACTCATCCTTTAGAGTTTCTGACCATGCTATATCTTTAACCTCTATATCTCCAGTAGTCATTCGTAATTCAAACTCGTTGTATAAATCTCTAAAACCATCTTTAAAAATTCCCTTCTCGAAATCAAAACAATCTAATTTGTCCTTAATAGGGAATATACCGTTCGAAGATTTCTTATTAATAGGTGCTAACATTTCGTCACCTTTAACGATCTCACACTCAGTTAAATCATCAAAATCTTCAAAATACAAACCCAGCAAATCTCCGGCAAAATTCAACTCTTCCTGGTCCACAGGTCCTATAGGAGCTCTACTAGATTTCGAAACATCCTTCACTGTATGAGGTCCATAAACACTTAAATTAGCTGGTTGTCTCGATACTTC